ATGACACGGAGTTGGAGTATCCTGAGGCGGCTGATGCTGGTGATCCGGCGTTCCCGGTTGCTGTAGCATTGCGGGAATGGGCGTCAAAGCAGGACGATGAGCCTATGATTGAATGGGTTTCCGGCTGTTACGGGCTGGCCGTCGTTACAGTGTGATCGGAGTTTTCTGTGGCAAATCTGTGTGATTCTGATGATGTCAAAGAGGCTTTAGGTATCCCGATCCCTGACACCGTGGACGACACGAGGATTGATTTGGCGTGTCTTGCTTCGACGCAGATGATTCAGCGGTATTGCCAACGGCAGTTCACGGCCGACGAGTCGGCGTCCGCTCGGGTGTTTGTGCCGGAGCATGCGACGTTGTGTTTCAGCGAGGATTTTTATACGACTTCCGGGCTGATTGTGCAGACTGATCCGGGGTTGGATTCGTCGTGGTCGCAGACGTGGACGGCCGCTGATTTCCAGTTGGAGCCGTTGAACCAGGAGGAGTACGGTGAGCCGTGGCCGTACCATACGATCCGGGCTATCGAGGGCTTGTATTTCCCTCGGTATTACGGTCGGGTGACGGTGAAGGTGACTGCCAAATGGGGCTGGTCGGCTATCCCGTCGTCGGTGAAGCAAGCTGCGATCTTGCAGGCGATCACCATTTTTAAGTCGTCTGACGCTCCGTTTGGCGCTACTCCGTTTGCCGATACCGGGATTCTGCGTCTGCGGTCCGCACTACACCCAACAGCTGCGGCGCTGGTCCAGAACTACCGTAAAGATCCGGTTGGTGTCCTCTGATGCCAGCGACCGTCTCAGAGGTGTCCGTAGCGCTCCGTGACGCCCTCAAATCGGTTGACGGCCTACGGGTAGTGGAATACATTCCAGACTCCTTAAATCCGCCTATGGCTACCGTAGGGGTCGACACGGTTATCTATCATGGGGCGTTCGGGGCCGGGAATCCTCAATATCTGTTTACGGTGTCGCTGGTTGTGGCTCGGTCGTCGGACCGGCTGGCCCAGAAACGACTTGATGATTATTTGTCGTATGGTGGGGCGCAGTCGATCAGGGCGGCGCTGGAGAAAGACCCGACGTTGGATGGTTGTGTTCAGACCAGCCAGGTAGTTTCGGGTGGTAATATCACAAACATCAATGTGAATGACGTAATCTATTTAGCGGTAGAGTTCGCTGTAGAGGTACATGCCTGACGGCTGAAAAGGAAAAGGATTCATTATGCCCAAGCTCGTTTTCAACAATCCGAAGATTACGATCAACAGCGTCGATCTTACGGATCAGATTGCTCAAGTTTCTTTGGATATGTCGTTTGCTGAGGTTGAAACGACCGCCTTCGGTAACACTGCCGTCACTCGGGTCGCCGGTTTGGGTGACCATTCGTTCTCGGCGTCTTTCCATCAGGATTTCGCTACCGGCGAAGTTGAGGCCAGCATCTATCCGCTGTTGGGCACCACCACCGAAGTTACGGTTAAGGCTGTCAATTCGACGACCACAACCACGAACCCGCTCTACACTTTCACTGTTTTGGTGAACCAGTGGGCACCGATCTCGGGTGCTGTTGGCGAGTTGTTGACGGCCGATATCACTTGGCCTGTTTCGGGTGGGATCACTAAAGCTAACGCCTGATCTATAGCGGAGGGAATTTAACATGATCGGTTTATCCATTGAGGTGGACTGGAATGGCGAGGCTTTGACTTTGCCTATCAGCCCTCGAGCTGCCGTCAATTTTGAACGCCATTTTGGTATGGCCCTGTCTCGGGCTATTTCTGAGGACGGCAAATTTGAGCATCTCTACTATTTGGCGTGGGATTGTGTCCGGCTGTCTGGGCGTGTCGTGAAGCCGTTTGATGGGTGGTTGGAGGAAGTGAAGTCGGCGAAGTTTGTGGTGGATGACGAGCCGGCCCCTTTAGACGTAACAGGCTGAAAGGTTCCTATATCAGCCTGGTTGCCCAAGTGAGTGCGGAAACGGGGATTGGCCCTAACGATCTGATGGATTGTCCGCCGGAGGTGTTCCAGGCGATTGTGGATTACCTGACACAGAAAGTGGTGGACTACAATAAGGCAGCGAAAGCGAGACGCTGATGGCTGTGACACCAACTTTTGAGATTGACGGTCTGAACAAGCTTCTTCGTGCTTTGGAGAAGCTCGACGACGAGGCTAAGGATTCTTTCAAAGAGGCCGGTTTGAAGGTTGGCCGGTTTGTGGCGGATAAGGCTCGGGGCGAGGCGCCGGTGTTGTCGGGTCGTTTGTTGAAGACGATCCGGCCGGTTGCTACTCGGCGTGGGGCGAAAGTTAGGGCTGGTTCGTCTCGGGTGCCGTATGCGCCTGTTATCCATTTCGGTTGGCCGAAACGTAATATTCAGCCGAACCAGTTTCTTTATCGTGCTGTTGATAAGTCGGTGGATGAGGCTGTCGATATGTATCTGAAAGAGATCTATACGATTTGGAATAGGAATATTTGATGGCCGCTAAAACTGCTTCCCTTTCCGTCAACATTATTGCTGATGCTGCGAAAGCTAAGGCTGGGCTGAAAGAGGCTCAGGGCGCTTTCGGCAAGTTCGGCCAGTCGATCAATGACGCTAATGGTGCGATGGGCAAGTTTAAGGTTGGCGCCGGCGCAGCTCTTGACTATGTGAAATCGAATGCCGTGAATTTTGCGGCTGCGGCTGGTGCAGCTGTGGTGGCATTCGGTGTCAAATCCGTTAAAGCATTCCAAGATTTAGCGTTAGGTGTAGGCAAGTTTTCTGATGCTACCGGAATGAGCCTCGATGCTGCTTCACGGTTTATTGAGGTCGCTGGCGATATCGGTATTGAGGCCGGCACGCTAGAGAAGTCTTTGAATTTCATGAACAAGACGATGGGCAACAGCCCGCAATTATTCAAAGATCTTGGTATTCAGATTGAATACACAAGTAGTGGCGCTAAGGATATGTCAGGCACGTTCCTGAACGTCATTGATCGGATCAACGGTATTAAAGACCCGGCGGAGAAGGCTGCGGTTGCATCTAAATTGTTAGGCCGTGGCTGGACTGAGATGGCCGAATTAATTGCCCAGGGTTCAGGCTCTTTATCTAAAAGTCTTGCCGAAGTTTCTAGTCAAAGAATTGTTACAGAACAACAACGTAAACAAGCCGAAGATTTCCGTACTGCGCTTGACGAACTCAACGACCGCATAGGCAATATCTCTTTGTCTGTTGGCTCAAAACTTGTCCCATCGATTACGAATGCGATTGATGGATTTTTAGATTTGGTTGATGTAATCAAAGAAATTCCTATTTATTCTGATATTTTGGAAAACATTTTTAACCCCGGTGTTACCGATGAAGGGAGATCGGCAACAGTTGCTGGTGGAATCGCCTGGATAGCCGAAGAGTTGTTCGGTTTGAATAAAGAAACAAAAACCGCTGTCATTGTTACGGATGATATGGCTCGGGTATGGCGTGATGGATATAGCGCTATGGTTTCCGCTCAACCTGCGGCGCAGAACCTTAACAAGGAGATTGAGCGTCAGAAGGAAGTTCTTGATCGTGCTCGAGGGGCATGGGATCTGTTTAAGAACGGTTTGAATATTCGTGCTGAACGGTTGGCGTTGGATGGTGACATTGAGGCTTTCCGTAAAAAGTGGGAGTCGTCGACGGATGACGCTAAGGCGAATTCTCGGGAGTATCAGGAGGAGTTGTTGAGGTTGCAGGTTCGGGTTGCTGGTTTGGCTACTGAGGTTGCTACTACGGCGTCGGCGGCTTCTCGTAATCTGATTAAGGTTCTTGTTGATACGGGCCAGCTTGAGCGGGCTTTGCAATATATTGAAATGTTGAAGGCTGGTTATGATGAGGCCCGCCGGTTGTCGTATCAGAATTATGCTCCGCCGCCGCCGTCGGCTTCTGCGCCGGCTCCTAGGGCTCCTGCGCCTCCGCCGGCGAAGACTCCTGCGTCGATGTTGCCGCCGAAGTTGACTCCTCGTGAGGCTGAACGGTTGGCGCAGTTTCGTGGGTTGGCTCGGGGTGGGACGTTGACTTCTTCGGGGTTGGTGGTGGTTGGTGAGGATGGGCCGGAGTTGTTGGGGTTGCCTCGTGGGGCGTCGGTGACTCCGAATATTCCGCAACGGTTGAACGATATGGCTGGTGGTGGGATGACGGTTGTGGTGAATGTGCAGGCTGGGTTGGTGTCGTCGCCGGATCAGGTGGGGGCGCAGATTATTGATGCTATCCGTCGGGCGGAACGCCGCTCCGGGCAAGTGTTCGCCAGCGCATGAGTTTTATTGATGTGAAGGTTGAGTTGGGGTTGAATGCTTCCGGCTGGACTGGCGGGAACTTTGTTTTGGATTCGGATACGTTGGGGTTGCTGGGGACGTCGAAGATTTCTGGTTTTGCTTTTTATGATGTGACTGAGAGGGTTCAGGCGGTTCGGACGAATCGTGGCAAGAGCCGCCAGTTGGATCATTTTAATGCTGGGACGGCGACGATTGTTTTTAAGAATGCTGATCGTGCGTTGGATCCGTTGAATACTGGTTCTGGGTTGTACCCGGCTGTTGGGCCGAGGGTTATTGTGCGGATCACTGCTAATGACATCCCGTTGTTCACTGGGTATGTGAATGACTGGGATTTTGAGTATGACATTTCTAATGTTGAT